CCCCCTGTGCCGCGGCGGGCAGCCGTAACTGGAGCTGGGGCTGCACTCCCTGGCCTTGGGAGGGTTGAATATGTGGAACTATGATAAGATTTTGGAATTCCCGGTCAATATCAAGCGCCCCAACGCCAAGGCCGCACAGATCATCATAAGCCAATACGGCGGACCTAACTGCAAAAAGATATAGCCCTCTGCCTTTTAATTGCAGAGGGCTTTTATCAATCTTCTGTGCGTTCTTCTTTACCGAAGTGCACACCATCCTTTGTCATCTTTTCCGGTCTAATCATAATCGGCGCCACTCCCGCTGCCATACTAAGTTGAGCAATCAACTGCTGAACATAAGGAAAAAGCGCATAATAACTTTCTACATGAACCTCTCTCTTACTGTCCTCGTCCTCAAACTTTTCAGTTTCAAACTCACCCTCTACTTCAATCTCAATAAAAAAGTTTTCAGGGCTTTCTACCGATTCTATCGTTTCAATAAGTGTTGCCAAACAGTGCTTCTTATCATTTGAAAAACTTACACCAAAACGGCACCCGGCACGAAGTTCAATTTGTTCTTCCTTGAGTTCAAAATTACCAGCGCCAATTTGAACTTGCATTTTTTTTGCTCTCTGGTGCAACAGCATAACATTCATGATAAGTATTCCCCTTTCCTTAGTTTAGCCTGTATCCATTGTCCTTGAACTGACTTGAGAACAAAATTTCCGTGTTAGAACTATATGTCGATCCTCCTGCAATAGCCCGTTTCATTCTCTCCGCAAAAGCCAAGACATCTTCAGAAAGGAAGTTTAATGTACGCATTTCACTGTTCTTTGACACAATGGCATCATTTATATATTGGTTAAGACTAATACCTTCTTTTTTTGCAAATTCAGCCGCTGTTCGATGAATACTTGGAGAAACTCGCAAAGTCATCTTTCCGCTATACTCTTGAGGCATTTCCACTTGAACTATAGGAATAGGTATTCCCATCTCTTCAGCAGTTTCCAACCACACAGCCTCATTTTCTTCCAACTCTTGCACCGCCTCTTCAGCAGTATCTCCTTGTCCAACGCATCCATTCAACTGCAGACTCTTTGCAATCCAAAACCTGTGTTGTTCCACCTGCATTTGATACACACTATACGGGTATCTCATACAATTTCCTCCTTAGAAACGAAACAATTTCTCAATTTAATTAAATTTCATTTTTTAATCTGCTCTATTTTTTATTGTATCAAATAATTCCTTAGCCTGAATTATGTATGCCTCCTTCACATATTTCCCATGGTAAGGAATTGGTATAATTACCCCGCTTTTTTCATCCACAATTTTTTTTGTGCTTTCCCCCCACCTTTATCGAACATCCATAATGAGCCGCTATTTTCTCAAGTTCATCATATGTTATATCATTTCTAACCGGCTTCTCATAAAACTTTTTTACCAGTTTATCTATCTGGGACACTAATTATACCCCCGAT